CTAGTCGTAAAATCATGTGTTGCCCCTTATGCTACTCGAATGACATAGTTTAATGAAATATTTTTCATTCGGGTTTCATTACCCCCCGCGCCTTTGGCTTTACTGAAAGTTCCGTCAAGATCAAGGACACGCTGATCATTTTTATTCGCGCCAACCAATTCATAACCGGCCTGCCATGCAGGGATATTACCACCGTTCTGGAAGATCATCTGTAATGCGTGTTCGTGATAGCCAAACATATCGCCCTGGTAATCACCAAATCCGCGACCCGGATCCAAACCACGACCAGCATCATAACCACGAACAACTACCCCGCGAGTATCTGGAATGTTAAACACTCCACCACCGCCACCGAAGGTATAGCCAATTCGGTTGAACAGTGACTGATACTGTGATACGTTCAGCGCACGACCGTTACAAAGCATCAGGTTTCCGTGGTCAGAGTTGAATGCAGTCATGATAACACCACCGATAGGCATCGACAGATCAACTTCACCCATTGTCTGATATTTATTCCAGCCGTCCATGCTTCCCTGATATACTCCACCGGTAGTCACGGAGTTGCGGTCGCTTGCCAGTACAGCAGCATTCGCAGACAGCGCCCAGTTAGGGAGATCACCACGAACAGTGGTAGACAGTGCAGTAACGCCCCATTGACTGCCAGAAGCTTTCATGTTGATCAGAGTTGCCGGAGTAACTGCTTTATTACCAACCGCGCCCTGATTTACTTCACCCTGCGTAGCAAGCTGTATAAGGCCCGTAGCGTCGTTTGTAGCAGTCAGACGTACCAACGTATAAGGCGAGATTGCATAGCCTTCCCTGATGGTTCCTGCGCGTACCTGAGCGACCGTAGCCAGACGAACAAGGCCCGTCTTTGATTCGGTTGCATCTGCCTGTACCGGAACCAGTGCAGCGACCGCCTGTTTGACTTTCAAAGGAGTCATTGCGGTTGTGTCGTCGTTGCCTGCGGTTGCCTGAGCAGTCGTAGACAGTTTGGTAGAACCGGCAAGCGTTTCCGTAGCCCTGCGGGTGTTGAAAACAACATCCAGAGATCGCGGAGTCAGTGAAACAGTATCGTTTCCGACAGCAACTGCTTCTGCATCGGTTGCATACTTCGTATAGCCCCAAACAATCTGAGTTGCGCGGGGGTTGCCCAGGCGAGTAGCCAGGGTTAACGGGGTCACCGCTTTGGTGTTGTCTTTACCGGCGTTTACTTCATCCTGTGTTGCGATTTGCAGAACACCGGCTTTACCGACAGCAGCACCAGGAAGACCCACATCCTTACGCGCCCAGGATCCGATAGTAGAAAGTGCATCCTGCACATTTGTAATGGTTGCAGGCCAATCGCTATTCGTCGGATCGAACGTCACGTATTTTGATTTGTCGCTTACGTGATTAATTGTGTTATTCATTATCAATCCTTACGCGATTCGTTTAAAATAAAAAACATGGACAGGAGGATCAACAGGTAAATCGGATTCCCCTAACTTCGTCCAGTCGCCATAGCCCGGTTTCGCCTGCACATCAATGGTTCCCAACTGAGTGATACCGTTTTCAGTAACGTTAGTCACCGGATGCGGAACCGCATCAATAAAACGCACTTCCAGCATATCGCCATCAGTACCCTTGCGCGATACCATATCAAACACCTGCTCGTTATCTACCATATCCGAGAAGAAGTTATACACACGTTCACAGACGCTTGATGCGTTCGTGGTGTTATCGAATACAAACGGATAACCGTAAACGTGAATAGTCGCTTTCTCCAGACCCGGATCCACGTTCGCGACAATACCAGAGAAGGTGATCGTCTCTACCTGCTGGATTGCAATAGGTGGAGTGCTTTCGGTCGTGGTCAAAACCGCATTAAGCGGAATCTGCTGAGACATACTATACAGATCGTCGATTGCTGACTGTACGTTGAAATAATGAACGCCTCGACGGGTCTGATCCACATTTGGACCCCCGATAGTGCGCTTGCCCCCGATATCCGGCTGATCGGCTGTACCGGGGTCATATTGCAAGAAATCAGCCTCGCGAGAGACTACTTTAGCCCCTTCGCGAGTTTTTGAGATAAATTGTGTCATTATGCTACCCTTATCCACCTGTGGGCAGTAATATAAGGCGGAATCGTTTTGATTTTGTCCGGTACAGTATTGCCCTGGTTTACTTTGACCGTATCTTCCCGGTATTTAGTGTATCCTGGTCCTTCTGCATCCGGGTCCATCTGACAACCGCCCACGATAATGATACCGTTATCATCCTTCACCAGAACCTTATCAGTCGAGTGAATCTCTGGTACATTGATTGGCTTGATTTCCACGCCACGACTACCACCGGTTCCGCCTGATGTATGCGTAGGCTGATCTGAGCCGTCGAGGTCGTTATTGTTCAGTGCGAAGTCAGGATCCGAGATAGTCGAGTTCCATCCCGCAATAAACATGCCTTCAGCATACCGCGCCCAGATACCCAGGCCCATATATTCAGAAGGGTTTGCGCTGTTATGGGCATTCTCATAGATGGTTCCGACCGGCACGAACATATCGAACAGTGCCTGAATGTCAGTAATACGACCTTTGAACGGTTCAGCAACCACGCGTGCGGTCTTCTGAGAAGGGTTTGTGTAATCCGTATACTCGATACGGTTCATCAGCGTAAACTCTTCTTCGTTGTTCAGGTAGAACCTGTCGGTATGTTCCTTGATACCGCCAACACCTTCCCACTCCATCGTCGTTCCGATATCGTTGTTGTACCAGCGAACTTTAAGAATGTCTCCACTCTCGAAAGGCTGGCTAAACTTGAAGCCGGTTACGATAGAATCTTCCAGCACCAGGCTGTAATCCATACCAGATGGAACCCACTGACCTGAGTTAGCCAGACAGCTATCCTCGTCGTAGCCTTCTGCACCTTCACAGATGAATGACGGAAGGTCCGCATCTCCTGCTTTGGTCAGTTCGCGACCATTCAGCAACATCTCACACGAATTAGGGTTAACCAGCGTTCGGGTACTGATACCGAATTCAGCAGTAGTGAATTGCGTTTTGTTTTCCAGATCGCCTACCCAGATTTCACCGGCCTGACTAACGAGTTCCGTGTTTCCGGTCTCATACAGGCGCATGGTATGGGCTTCATACGTCGCACGCCAGGTAGCAATACCATCCATGTAAGTGACGAATTGAAGCGTGTCACCAGCGTTACACGGGTTCTTAAGGCGTACCCCATGACCATCCAGAGCAATCAACTCATTCTCTGCGGTGCCAATGGAACCATAATCAGAGTTCTCAGCTTTAAATCCGTTTTTATCGTCAATGAACAGTAAGTTACCACGATAATAAACTTCCAGAGCACGGATGTTATAAGAGTTTGCACCGAAAATATTTGGGAAATCGGTCTGGCCCTGTTCCGCGATAAAGGTTTCTTTCGCTACGGTTGCCAGATCGGAAGTGGTGATTTTGTCAACCTGTTTGTTCTCGACATATTCCCATTTGCCTGGCGCACAATATACGATTTCAACATCCATAAAGTCTTTATAGAGTTCGCGGGCTGTCGGTGAACCTTTGATTGTGTCGCCACTTGCCGGAACCAGTTTGACATTGTTGGTTGCCCACTTAGACCACACGTCACGCAAGCGGATCACTTTGTTATAATCTGCTACGCTACCCTTTGGAAGGTTGACGGTGATACGGTTGTTTGTGGTATTCAGCGCCCATGATTCACCAAATTCAGGGGAAAGCGAGGTATCCGAAAACGTTTTCCATGCGCCAGCGGGGTGAGGGATTTCCCCGTCACCCAGTTTGTTATACAGTTCGGTAAAGTTTTCGTTTGTCTTCTGACCACCACGGCGAAGATAATCACCGGTTCCGTCATCGACCACATTACCAATTGCTATTTCTTGTTTCATGTTGCGATCCCTGATTTAATGGTGTCAATCGCTTTAATCGTGAATTTAATCCGATCTTCGGTTGTCGATTTGACGTTTGCATAAACGATATCACCAGAACCCACGGTAAAATCCAGAGAATACATTTCATCGTCGCTGTTCTTCAGGACCGCATATTCGGTTGAGTAAATACCGCGTTTCACACGGTCAACCGAAATAAGAACCTCGGACATTTTAGTAACTGTGCCTGTCAGGTTTTCTGCGTAAACCAGAATTTTAGCGCCGCTGAATTCAGAGTATCCGAATAACGGGATAGCGGTCGGTGATGCTTTCAGAATTAGTCGGGTAGCATCAACGGGCATTGTTTTCGAACCAAACATCGATTCTACTGAATAATCCCAGGTCGTTACAGAGCCTTCCTTCTTCACACACCAGAGCTTAACCTGAGTATATGGAGAGGTGATATAGAGCTGGTCCTGCACCCCTTTGATTCCGTCTCCTACCTGCGGGCGAAACACCAGCGGGCGATCTACGGAAATGCTACCGTTACTATTTATGAAAAGGCATCCTTCGCCTGTCTTCCCGTTAGGGAGAACAACCGTAATCGGACCGGTCGCGGTATCCATATCATGCAGAGAACCCAGTTCAATCGGAGAGCCTGCGTAATAGGTGCGGGGCAACTTCTGATAGTAGCCGGTTGCGTGCAGGACCATCTGTCCAACACCTTCATTTGCACTAAGCAAACGGATATCGCCTAACGCATTATACAGGTTAGTGATCACCTCGTTCAGCTTCTGGCCCCCATCATAGAGGGGGTCGCCAGTTGAAGGGTTACCGACCTGACCAACGTCAATAAGTTTCTTGCCAGTTTGATAAGCCATTGTATTTCCTTAAAATTCGAAGACGATACTGACTTCTTCAGTCTGATCGAGTGAGCGAATAATTGGTTGTCGGTTTTCCATATAGACCATCTGACCGGAATCCGGTTCGAGTTGATCAACGGTGTAATACTGTTCAGTCGCCTTTACTTCAGGATCAGAAGGTTTGCTACGCTTGACCAGCGGATTGACAATAACGCTGATTTGACGAAAACCACGGTTACCAGGCAAAGACGCCTGCGGGAAGAACAACGAATCCATATAGGCCCGGAAGCGCATAGAATGCACCTTCATCCGATACACAAGGTCATACTGGTTCGGATACCATTTGATCACGTTGTCGTAACCCCAGCGTACTGGGTCTTCCTGCAACTCGCTCGGGAACGGAACCACGATATGTTCGTTCGTACACCGGTTGATCACCACGTCAGGCGGGATTGTGTAGAGATATTCCCAGATATAACCGTCGCCCATATCAATCCCGTTTGCTTCCCCGCGTGGAGGTTCGATTGATTCATGGGTCGGAGTCCAGACACCACCAATACGAACACACTCGGTCTTGCCGGTAATGCTTGAGATTGAACAGGATCCGATGTTAGGAACATCAACAACCCGATATACCATCCAGCCTTTACCGTAGTCTGTGCGGTTATATGGCGCGGAGTTCACGACCACAATATCATTCACATAGAAGATTTTCGGGTTAGATAGTCGGGTATCGCCCCAGTCCTTGCGCGGAATGATCGCATCGATCATTTCCGCTGGAACTTTTGTCATGCCAATCATATGGGTCCACATATCAACAATGCCGTCTGTATCGTCATTCGGATACGGAGGAGCAAAGTCAGGATCGGACTCGTTATCTGCCCATTGGTCTGTTCGACCAATAGACATATATATCAGGTTTTTATCGTTCGCGGCCCCGATCATTTCACGGAAGTTCATCATGTTTTCGGTACGAAACTTTCCCGTGATGACTGAACGATAGATGTTTTGCTGTGCCATTATTTTCCTACCTTTCTCTGAGTCGGGTTCGCCGGGTCGCGAGGATTACCAGCATCATCTTTAAGACGCTTCTCCACCAACCGGCGATACTGTGAGTATTTAACAGCAGAGCTATCAAACAGCGGACTATGATCGAAACGACGCTGTGAAGGAAGAACCCCATGGAAAGGTTTTTCTTCTACGTCATATTCATCAGGAACCGGGAATAACTGTCCGGCCTTTGGTCCAACATCATACAGAGGTTCGCCGGTCACCAGGTCAAACTGTTGATTTCCGTTACCGTCCATCTTAGCCACGCGATCCGGGTAATACTTCGGATAGCCACTGTCATAGCGATAGTTGCGCAAAATATCAACAATCGTTTCGCTGTGCGTCATAGACAACCCAGAGTTAATGAACACCGTCAGCATCGTGATCCCGATAAAGCCAAAGCCTACCGGATGAACAAAGCGTAACAGGTCGTCTTTATACCGGCTGGCTGGCAGATTAGAACGGATTTTCATCACGTAATAAGACCGACCACGGTTGATATAATCAATAGAGTTGTCCGCCATTTGTTTACCACGAACGCCACGAATCAGCATACCGGTAAACGTGGTTCTCTCTGATTTCACAACCTGACCTTCGACGAAGTTACCGATCACGTTATGCAGGGTCATAGACCAGCGCAATTTCCCGTTTTCGTACTGACGCTCGATGTAAGTCACGTTTGCCTTGCCGGTCGGAGTGTAGATTGTCCGGCCCACAATGTCCTGACTGATATTGGTCGAATCGACGATGATATCATATTCCAGGGTATTGGAGCTTTCGATCTCTACAGACACATCTTCGTTATACAGCAACCGGAACAGAAATTTATAACTTGCCTCGATACCCTTAGACGAATAGAAATCACTCGCACGGGATTCAAAGAACCGGATCACCTGATCGCGCTTCGACTTATCCAGGTAGATATTGCGTCGATTTACTTCAGACCACAAATATTCTACGCTGTCTTTTTCGCGTGGATATTTGTTTCGAACCAGATTCAGCAGCTTGTTATAGTAACTGTTCGTACCCAGCGAGACATATTGCAGATAGTATTCTCCGAACTTCTCAAAGAATTCCTGCTCCAGATAGCTTTGCGGAGCGAACCGGGTGATCATATGACTAAGGTCAGGATCAATCAATCCGGGCGCAATGTCCGGCGTAAACGGAACTTCACGAACCTGATTTAACAGGTTTGCGATCAGTAGCGTGTTGTCGGGTTTCCAGAAGATTGTCAGGCTATCGCGTGCGCGATAAGACAGTTCATAGAATCCGATGATTTCGCCTGAACTCTTATACAGCAACATCCCGTTGGTGTACTTCGAGAACCCGCTAAACTTCAGGTTGTTGATCTTCAGTGTCGCGTTGCCACGGTCCCAATACTCACGGTTAACACGTTTGGTTGATGCATATCCCTCGGTATCGGTAACGATGGTATATTCAACTTTCGGATACACAACAAGCGGCCTGTTATCGTTGGTGATCCAGTTACGGACTTCATCACGATAGAACCAGTTGTAGTTTGCCTCGTTGTAATATTCCTGCGCACCAAATGCCCAGACTGTTGGATCGTCGATGCTTGCCCGCAATGTTGCGAAGTTAATCGGAATGCTTGAAGTGTATCCAGGAGTCAGATCATACTTCACAGCATCACTCAGTTTATCGTCGCGGTCCAGTAAATCAACGTCTTTGATCGTGCCTGGGTATTTGAAGTTGCCGACAGAGATAAAAATCTCTCTACCATTCGTTGACATATTTGTGTATTTGTGGGTAATGAAGAAACGTTCTTCCTCAGTTTTACCATACAAACGAACAAATTTGCTCTGGTCTTCGTCCCACTGGTAAACGCCAGCGTCTTCAGACGGAACCACGTTATCCGGGTTGGTCGGGTCCAGGCGAGCGATTTTAACTTCACCGGTTATCAGCGCATATAGTTTGCCGTTCATCACGTCCATTTTCTTCACAACAACTTTATCGTTGTCGGTGACCTTATAAGAGGTCTTATCGAAAATACGCTCGCCAAAAGTCGGCGAACTCGGGTTGGTGTCGATTGGCGTGTTCTGTAATGAGATCCGGCGCAATACGTTCTTCGCTACCACATAAAGCCAGTCGTTGCTACATGCAATCGCTTCTGCATACTTCGACACATCACCAGGCAGTTTCGCAAAGGTGTTGTATGAGTCGATATCGAAATCAAGGCCGGTCTGGTTACCCAGTTTGGCAAAGGTGATATCGTCAGCAGAGAACCGCACATCATCAGCAGACCAGCGAGTATCCGTAGAGTTGCGACCATAGAACAAACGGTCGTAGCCCAGAACAAACGTTGTGTTACGGCTCTGGTAAGCGATGGTGCGCGATACCGGGTTGCCTACGCGGTCGTTAAACGCTTTGTAATAGTGCCAGGTCTGACCCTTATCGTTCGATACCTTCGCCATGTTCTGAAAGCGTTCGAACAGATATAAAATATCGTTTGACGAAACAAGGAACGTGCGATCAATGTCGTTACAGACGTGTTCGATGTGATCCTGAATTTCGTGATAGTTTTCCTGTGTCAGAATTTTGTTCTTAATCTGGCTTACGTCGCTGTACAGAGGGGAGAACACAAAGTCTTCCACCATGAGAGACGCCAGAATAACATCAGTGTTGAAGTTGACATAGCTCTGATTATTTTTTGAAAACTTTTCGTTGATGAACGAATCACTCGGAGTGAATTCGCGCATGGTTGAATAGCTGTATGCGTTCAGGTCAAAGGTCCACAATTCATCGCTGTAAACCCAGTCCGACATTTCAAACCCTTTGTGGGTAGTACGGATCCTGAATTTATACCGGTTGTTTGGTGCCAGTGACTCTGCGAACCATTCGTTCGCGTATGCGTATCCTAACTGATACCAGGACAGATCTTGATCGGGGATTACCGCACCGCCCGCGCCGCGAGTTTCAGCAAGTTCTACCACGTAGTAAAAATCTGTTCCTACACTGTCCCACTTCAGATGAATGAAGTTTGCAGCCAGCTTATCAACACGCAGACTCGTTATTGACGGTGCCTTGATCATTTGAATCTCCAATGACTATTATCATATCCATTATTTAGAAACGAAAAAAGCCCTGTCCGAAGACAGGGCCAAAGGTAATTACTGACTGATAGGATTCATTGTCAGCGACGTGTATTGCGGTCGCAAATCGTTTTCGAACACGATCAATGAGCCGTCTCGGGTAAAGATTGTTTCTTCTAATGGGGTAGCAGTTAACTCGATGTATGCAGCGCTGAATCTCTCTGCCGGTACGTTCAGAACGCCCAGATCAAAGCTGATAAAGTCGTTGTAATGCTCGATGTAACCTACCTCATAATATTTAGTCCGCGTTTCGCCAGGATATTTGTCGAAATTAGAACCGGTATAGGCCGCGATGGAAATATCCCCATCCGCGAAAGGCCCGATAACGATTTTCGCGTTACCCGAACTATCAGCATCAGTAGACGCATAACGGACGTTATACGACTCCCCAGCAGCGTTTGTATACAGGAAACCGCTGGAGACAACCGAACGAGGCGCAACCTGGTTTAAAAAGTGAAGACCAGACATAGGCGCACTGAAATAGTTATCGACTTCACGTAGCAACTGAATCGTTGCTGATGAACCGATGATTGACACATCCGCATTATCGACATAGGTCAACATTTTGGATTTACTGAATGACTTGTTGAAGATCTCAACGTTGTCGTTGTAATACTGGTCCACGGAAGAAATAACCTTACCGCGTAACCACTCTTCAGACTCAACCAGTTTACTGATATCGTATGTAACCTTGATTTTCTGCACAACGTACAGATAATTAGGGTCCAGAATCGACGGCGTGATCGGAGCCAGATTATATTTTGCCAGGTAGTTCTGCATATCTTCTTTCTGAACAGAAGTCAGACGCAAACCAGACTTAGGCTTGACAGAGATGAATGCATAACCCGGTTTGTCTTTGTCGGTGAAGCATTGCACGGCCTGAATAACAGAACCAAACCGGTGAGACAGGAATGATTCATAATCCGAAGCAGTCACGCAACGACGCTGGGTTTCTCGCATGATTGGAGCCAGTTCCCGGATACGTTCAACATCTTCCGGTTCACCACCACCATCTGCACCAACATAATCCCGCGATTCGCTCGGGTTTTCAACGTATCGACGTAAACAAAGTTCTCAGCACCGTTTGCATCCGCACCATTGGTAGAGATGTATTCGATCACCACAACAGAACCGTTTGCCGGTTTCAGACCACCGATATAATCAGCAGTTAGCGCACCACCAGAGACCTGCTGGCTTGTTTCACCCTCACCGAAATATACTTCGGTATGACCATCGACGGTTTCCCGCATATAAAACACGGTACTTGCACCAGTAGAGTTGACAATACTTTCGTTTGTCCAGTCGTCCCACTGTGCGCCGTTGATTGAAGTTCTCACCTGGCTACGGTCGATGTTTGGATCACGGATCAGGATGCTCGAACCATCATACACCAGTTCGGTTCTGACTAACCGGCCCTGCACAATGTTGATCGTGCTGGTATAGTTGTTGTCTTTGTCACGAACAATCACCACATCATCAGACACGACGAAAGGATAACTGTTCGTTTGTTTAACTGTACCGATGAATTTCGTCCCGCGTGGGATTCGAATTGTTGTCGGGTTCAGCGGGTTGCGTGCGGTGACCATGATCGCGGTATTCGCTGCGGTGCGGGAGTCCGGCATATAGCCAAAGTCCTGAGCGTGCTGAACAACAGAACTTCTCAGCGCTGCGGTGCGAATAAAGCTTTCAAACAGTGCAGTGTTACCCATTTGCTGAATATACAATGTTGCGTAAGACAGCAGATCCATCAACACGTTCATACGTGACGCAGGGAAGTCGTAATCTTTGAATTCATCCTGGCCGCGTAACCAATCCGTGATATTTGATTTGATCTCGTCGAACGTTGCCCCGATGAATTGATCGGGGATCTGATTTATTTGTTTCTTGAGCGTTGCCATTATTACCCCTCTTTATCGGGTATTTAGTACTTAATCATAGGGACGCAAATACTTATCGCGGGGAAGTTAATCGCCAGACCAATAAGAGACAATAGCTTATTTACGTATTGCGTGACTTTACTCAGCGCCAGGGTACAGATCTGGTTATAGGCAACCTTGCATGTATCTTTGAACGAACGAGAACTGTCAACAAAGTTCTTGTACAGTGATTTAGCGCCGGTCGCAGCGTTATCGAACAGTGTCAGCAGATCATCAAAAGCAACTCCGCAATAAGACAGGAACTGATTAATCTGGGCCATGATAGGCAGTTTCTTAAGCTGTTCAATCGCCAGGCTGTAAGTGTCTTTCATTGCGTCTTTCAGGTTCGCTATCCGGTCTTTGATCATCGCATAGGTGGCTTTGGTTTCCGCGATCACCTGATCGGCTGCTGCGATTGCAGTTTCATAAGCTTTCGTCGCTTCGTCGGTCACGGTCTCCCACATTCCAGCGAGGTATTGATTGAACTTGCGTTTCATTCCATCGCGTTCTGCGGTCTGTGAAGTCAGTTGCGACCATACCTGTTTACCCTGCTCGTAATAGGCTCGGATCTGTGCATAGGACTCATCAATAAACTGCTTGACCTTTTCCTGGGCCATCTGATACAAATCCATAGCGGTGAAGCCCGGAAAATTACCGCCTAAAATTACATCAAGCGGTTTGACCTGCTTCATGATGTTCCTGATCGCGAGTACAGCAGCCCAAAGAGGATTTGGAACAGTAGGAGGCATTGACCAGAGTTGCATCAGCCTTCCATACAGATCCACCAGAGCAACACAACCGTTCTGATACATTGTCAGACACCAGTCAAATAACGCCGTACACGCATCCACAAGGTCGCGTGCTCCAGCCTTGACGTATTCAACGGCATAGCGGTAAGTGCTCCCTATGGCCCCGTAGATTTCGTCTATGACCTCTTCATAAGTCTTCTTACCGGCTGCGATCACTGCATTGAAAGAATCTTTCAGATACTGAACAGAATTATCGCCGAAAATGAGTTCGCTGATGTTTATCGACACACCCAGGATCGTCACAGTCGGGAGGAAGTTCTTTATCATATCGAACGCACCGCCTACGATGTTCAGAGCAGAGTCCATAACATCACGGAAAGCTTTCATTGCTGCTTGCCATGCCTGTTGAGACAATGCCAGCGCACCGGCTGCGATCTCTTCCATTGCAATAGACAGACCGTCATACATGGTCGCTATTCCGTTACCATTCTTAGGCGCACCGGTCAGCATGTTGAAATACAGTTTAAAGGTGTCTCGGGTAGAGTTCCACGCAGACAGCATCGCATTACTGATGTTTGAGTAGGCAAAGCCCACGGTCGCAGGAATACACGATACCGAAGCAGCACGCATCAGCCGGACACCGGCACGCATCTCACTGGGCAACCCGTCAAATGATACCGGCTGTGCAGGAGGAACCGGAGGAATGCTTGTATCTGCATTCGTGTTGACCCGCATTCCTACATATTTGCACTGATGATTAACTGAATCGTGTTTCATGTACGCGATCCGGTCATCACCCCAGTAGAAATTGATACCGGTGAATGCTCCTGTGCTATCCTGGTACACCTGGCGCAAGCGCGGGTCGCACGCAGGACCGGAAGCCATATAACCCCCGCTATTCTCCACGCGATACATAGCCAGTTCGCCCGGATTCAGGTACAGATTAGACTTTGACAGGTCCGCGCCGTACCAGTCATTTTGACCGTTAATTTTGGTCGCCCCGATTGATGCGATATACCGATCGATATCCTGCTGACTGTTGAAGTAATAACCAATCTTAGGGACAAGGATCCCCGGAGGAATAACACCGGTTACGGGGTCCACGACAGGAGCATTAATCACCGGCAGATTCACACTGCGATGACCAAAAGGCTCTTGTGTGTACAGGTGCGTGCCAATAGGGATAATTTGTGTATCCCATTGAACACCGACAGCCGGATAACCTTCTGAATGACCTTCCCAGATTACTCGACGGTAAGAACCAGCAGGGATTTCAGCATCACAGGGATGCTGATAGTTTGCGACCAACTCATTAATTTTTGACTCATAATCCATGATCATGGTTAACCAACCTGTACCGTTCCACCTGTGATTTTAGTAAGACCACCAGAATCAATCATCGTTGACTCCATAGCCCGCATAGTGATGTTTTTGGCCCCCACATCGAAATCTTCTTCGATTTCCATCAGAGCATTTTTTGCAGTAATCAGAGCATCACGCGCAACGTGTATATTTGCATCTTCCTTGACATTGGCTGTCAGGGTCTGATTAACGTTAACCGTTGCATCTTTCTCTACGGTGATTTCTGCATTCTGTTTTGCGTGGACATAGACTTCACCTTCAACCGTCTGCTTGACGTTACCGCGAATAAATTCTGTCACGTTGCCGTCAACGTTGCCCATGTTGTAGATCAGCGCATCGCCCTCAATGACCACGCGAAGATTCCCTTTGATGTTTACGTTCCGACCGTTCTTGACGATCAGATAATCATCACCCACAATTTTCACAACGCGGGTTCCGTCCGGGCGCGTTTCTTCGTATGTCCCTGTCGGGTGAACACGGTTATAGCGTTCATGGCCTGGCGTGTCGTCGAACTCCTGAATGTGACCGGAGCGGGATTCAAACACCATGTTATACGGATACTCAGCCGCGTAAGATGATTCTGGTTCCGTGAACATAACGCGGGAATCGGTCGGGGTAAACGGATCTTCTGGATTCTGTGAAGTGTCAAGCACTACATTTGCTCGCAGAGCGCCAACACTCTGACCTTCTGGATCCGGGACCATCACGCCATATGATTCGAGGTTACCGGTCAGGATAATCTTCGATACCCTGGCGGACCTTCCTGGCGTCTGTGAGGCCCATACAGACTTCCTTAACTGGTTATAAGCCTTCTGCCAGTCTTTAACTTTCATCGCAGCCAGAGCCTGTGTGAACTTGCTTACGCCACCATATCCCATCTGGAAGCACATGTTCTA